ACGTAGAAGTATACCTACACAATCCTGTTGGTATTGGTGAGCACCCTGATGTGCTTGCTGCTATTCAAGAGCAGGTCGATATTATTGCTCATGAACAAGAGCGTATTGAAGTTATTCAGAATCACTTTACTGATCATGAATAATATCGAAGTCTTTCTTTATTTCGTATGTTTTTCTATCATCGGTGGTGCTGCCTTTGCTATGATGTGGAGTAACATTCAATCTATTAACATAGAAATGAGGAATCCTCCTCCCAAACCAAAGCACCCCGAAGCACCTGCTCCTGGTGAAGAAGTGATGTATGTAGATCTCTCCAGAGAAAAACTAGAGAAGTTATATGAAGACAACTAGGGGATGTTGTGGTGCTGGATGTCCAGATTGTCCATTCAGACCACCTAGACACAACAAATAATCTATGTTATACTGAGGACCAATGGGTCCTTTTTTAATGCTGACTGTTACAAATTACCTTACGGCATTTTGGACTGTCGTAGTGATGAACTGTATTCAACCAGTAAATTGGCAACACTGTTTACCAGTACATGAATGGTTGCTACCAGATCTTTATCAGGGTGCCCAGATTTACCTTGACAAAAATATGGATTTCTTGTATAAATCAGAACGGGAGTATCTAAAAGATAAATGAAAATTTTCCTCGACACAGCAGACACCGAACTTATTCGCAATTACTTTGACACTGGACTAGTTGATGGTGTCACAACTAATCCATCATTGATTATGAAGTCAGGACGAGATCCTGAAATCGTATACCAAGAGATTAAAGACATTGGTGTGCAAGATATTAGTATGGAAGTTATGGGTGATGCTCAGACTATGTTGAATGAAGCACTCAGACTAGTTGATAAGTTTGGTAGTGTAAGTACAATCAAACTTCCTATGACCCGTGATGGTCTAAAAGTCTGTAAGGAACTCTCTAAAGAGAAGGTCCGTACTAATGTCACATTGATTTTCTGTGCTGCTCAGGCAGTCCTAGCAGCAAAGGCAGGTGCAACTTATGTCTCACCATTTGTAGGACGTTTAGATGACCAGTCAGTAGCAGGTCTGGAGGTTATACGATCTATCTCCGAACTCTATCGAATTCATCGTATGGAAACTCAGGTTCTTGCTGCTTCCATTCGCAATGTTCAACGTGCAATTCGTTCATGGTATAATGGTGCTGAGATCTGCACAATGCCACCTAAGGTATTTGATGGAATGTACGATCATATTCTAACTGATGCTGGTCTTGAAATTTTTGATCGTGATGCTGCTAAAATTGTAAAAGAATGACTCAACTAATAGATCCTACAGATCCACAATACTTCTCACAAACTTCTGATGGTACATATGATCGTCATACTTATAAGTTGACTGTGCCTGGATATAAGTCTGTTATCATTGAAGACTATGAAATTCTTCGGGCAGTATGGTTTGAGCAATGTAGAAACTTTAAAGGTTGTACTGTAGAAGTATTGGATGTGACAGAAAAATCAAATAAAGGATTTGGATGACTAAATAAAAACATGAGAGTTGGAACACTCTATATGCAAAGTCAAAATTACTTTTAATACTCTCTAGGCAAGATCCATTATGGGTCTGCCTTTTTTTTGTCCTTCGTTTGTACCGCATGGAACTTTACGCAACTCCTCAAGGATACCTCTACAACTTACATACCGTAAACAGAAAGGAAGCTAGAAAAATGTGGAGAAAAAGAATTAAAGAACAGTGGGATAATAGATGTGCCTACTGTGGTTCTACTGAAAATCTGACCATAGATCATGTAGTTCCCAAATCAAAGGGTGGAACTAACTATACAACAAACGTGGTCTGCTCTTGCCTATCATGTAATGGATCTAAAGCAAACACTGAATGGAAAGAATGGTATTTAAATCAAGAATTTTTTCAGGAAGTAAACAAACGAAAAATTCAGGACTGGATAGGGCACCGAGAGGATGGTAAAGTCAAGTTATATCAATATAAACCTAGGAGAAATTTTATCCCAGGATTGGCATAATCCTATATAAAAATTGAATATGTAATTGGGAGTCTAAATTATAGACTCCTTTTTGTTGCATATTAAAAAATATCTGGTATAATTATACTGTTTGGAGAAAGTCTATGTACACAGTTTATTCAAAGCATGGTTGCCCATATTGTGACAAAATTAAGCACATCATGGAACTAACAGAACAGAAGCATGTTGTTTATCAACTTGGTTTGGATTACAATCGTGAAGAATTCTACAAGATGTTTGGAAATGGTTCTACCTTTCCTCAAGTAATTCTTAATGCTGATTCTGAAGATTCTGTTAAACTTGGTGGTTGCACTGAGACAGTTGCATATCTAAAAGAGCAGAAAGTAATCCGATGAAACAAAAATTAGCAGAAGTCTATATCCTTATTGAGGGTGCTGTAGATGATGCTTTTTTGAAACAGAACTTAAATTTAAAGTTGTATGATTATTTAAAGCAAAATAATTTTACTAGAGATGATTTGGGTGAGATATTAGATAGTACAAGTGCTGATAGCATCTCATCTATAAGTTCTGAACTTGGAGATTATATTGAAGGTGGATCTGATAGTGCTCATAAGCAACTTCGTGAAGCATATGGATTCCTATCAAAACCACTTGCAAGAAAAGTGAAAATATATTTGGATGGCATATTGGATGATGTAGTAAGGTATAGAAATGACAAAGGGAAAAGGATCAGGAAAAGGTCTAAATAATAAGGATATCCGTATTGACCGCGGATTGGAACTTATGTTAGAATCTAAGAGGGAGATTGTAAAACCACAAGAAAAAGTATTTGAATTTAAATTTAAGTTATTTGAATTTGAAATGCATTTCGAGATTAAGAAACTTTCTCAGGGAGCAAATCCATGCAAGCAGCATTAATCGCAATCAGTATAGTGTTAGGTATATGTTTACTGGCACTTGGTTTAGTTATTGGATTCTTAGTGAAAGAGAACCTATATTCTTATAAAGGATATACACACCCAGAGATGTTTGATGAAAATGGAAACATCTTACCAGATGAAATTTTAGCAGTACGATTTGAAAACAGTTATGACGACTACTACGAAAAAGAAGACGACGACAACAGCTCTTCCTGAACTTCCAACAAATGCTTTTATGCATGAAATTCTTGAGGTAGTTTCTAAGCAACGTAGTAATGCGAAGAAAGTGGAGGCACTCAAAAAGTATGATTGTCTCCCACTTAAGAGCATTCTTATTTGGAACTTTGATGAGAGTGTTATTTCTCTTTTACCACGTGGAGATGTTCCATATGGAAATCTTAAAGAGGATGCGACAGCATCTGGAAACCTATCAGATAAAATCAAAGCATCTTCACAAACACAAAATTCTATTGCCGAGGAATCCCAACGGGCAAAGAAAACTTCTATCCGTAAAGAATCCACTAAACTTTATAATTTTGTGAAGGGAGGTAATGATTCTCTTTCTTCCATACGGAGAGAAGTGATGTTTATTAATATTCTTGAAGGTCTGCATCCTGAAGAGGCAGAAATTCTTGTTCTTATTAAAGACGGAAATTTATCTAATAAGTATAAGATCTCTATTGATAATGTAGAGAAAGCATATCCAGATATCACATGGGGAGGACGTAGTTGAAATTTGTTATCATCCACGAGGATTGTGATCCTAAACTAGCAGAAGATACATCTCTACCAACCAATTCATATATGGTAGAGTATGTTCTCGATAAAAAAATCCATTACGACATTGTAATGGCAAATAAAAAAGTGGATATCTTTGATCATTATTATGATCTTTTTAGATATGATCTACTAACATTTAATCAAACTGAAGGAAGAATTAGACCTAACCTGTATGGTTATAAATCACCACCCGAAAAGAAAAAGAAATGAATAAAGGATTTAGTGGGTTCTCTAATAATAATGTAGATGATTCCTATAATGGAAAGGCAAAGATTACTATTGATCAACGTGAAGTTGATAAACTTATGAAAGAATATAAGGGTATCAAGAAGTATATGAGATCTGCAGTGTTTGAAGTCAAGAAAATTGATGGAACTGAAAAGTATATTAGCTCACTCATTGAGGAAGCAAAGGATATTGATCTCTAAATAAATACATGACTTGACAACCAGTATGATGACTTACAAACCCTATAGTGCAGAGTGGCACAGGTATAGATACTTAAAAGAAGCAATTGATAAGTATCTAGATGATTATATTGACAATCAGATAATTGTTGATGATATTTTGGATATTGTATGTGTTCGTCAAGAACAAGCACATGCGGAGTATCATAAATTAGAAGACCTAGAGTTAAAATTGAGAGACTAATGCTATCCACTGCATATCGACTTAGGTTAGAATCCATCTGTAGATGCATTGCTAACAAGGAAGAAGTACCATTAGACGACATGATTTGGGCAGAGAAACTTGCCAAATCTCATACACTTGCTAGAGACTGGTTGCAAAAAGCACGTCGTCAAGCATCTCAGGATATTGAGGAAGGCAGTACTGACGATTTTCTGAATAGGATGGGTTTAGGAGACCCCGACCCATCCAATCATAAAACGGGGTTTAGTAGTGCTGATGATATTAAGGATTGGTTTATGAGAGACAAACCTGATGACTGGAGACAACGAGACTAAAAAATATCCTTTACAAATAGAGTGAAGGATGATATAATACGAGGGTTAAACACCCTCTTTTTTTGTGGAAATAATTATAGAAGGCAAAGTTAAGACTGTATATGCTGGTGACGATGCTGATCGTGTCATCATTGAGTACCATGATAAGGTAACTGCTGGCAATGGAGAGAAGGAAGATCATCCTTTAGGAAAAGGATCTCTCTGTTGCAGCATCTCATCTATCATCTTTGAAAAACTTTCCAAAGAACTTATCCCAACACATTATATTAATATGGTTGGTGCGAACAAGATGATCTGTAAGAAAGTAGATATCGTTCCACTAGAAGTTATTTGTAGGAACCGTGCTGCTGGATCTATTGTTCGTGAGACAACTCTTCAAGAAGGTGCGCCACTACCACATCCCATTGTAGAATTCTTCTTAAAGGATGACAGTAAGCATGATCCTCTACTCACACCTGATCGTGTGAAACTGATGGGATATAATCCCGAACCTTTCATTGAGATGACACTACGGATTAATGATTATCTTCGTCAGATGTTTTACATCATGGGCATTGATCTAGTTGACTTTAAAGTTGAGTATGGTTATGATGCTCATGGTGATTTGTATCTTGCCGATGAGATTAGTCCTGATAGTATGAGACTATGGAAGATTGGTAGTGACGAAAGATTTGATAAGGATCTATTCAGAAATGATGAAGGTGATATCGTCCCTGCTTATCGTGAGATCCTTGACCGTCTACAACCACTTGCAATCCAATGAAAAAATCATCACTTCTTAGTCGAAGTCTTATAGGTACAGGTATAATTGTCCTTGTAACACCTTTGATACTTATGGTGGTATGGAATGAATTCATACCAGGTATTTTTGGATTACCAACTTTGGGATACTGGTCTGCAATGGGATTGTATGCAGTTTGTAATATATTATTTAAATAATGAAATGAGTTATACAAAAAAATACCCAGATGGATTTACAGACAAATGGGGCAATTATCGTAAAGTTGGAAGTGGAGATTCTTCTCCTGTCATAGGTAAATCTGGTCCTCGTCCAGAACTTCGTAGTCTCTGTTATGGAGTGGGGATCAATGATGTAATGATTCCCTACTTCACATCAACACGAACCTGGAGAACTTGGAGTGGTATTATTAGGAGAACTGATAATAGAGACCCAAAATGGATAAATGAACAAAATAAAGAACACTATATTGGTTGCACTCTTGATTCAAGGTGGTATAAACTTTCGGCATTCAAAGAGTGGATTGAGCAATGGGATGACTATGAGAACAAAGAAGTTGATAAGGATATCTTAATTCCTGGTAACAAAACATATGGACCAGATACTTGTTTAATGGTTCGACCTATTGTTAACAAATGGTTCAAACCTAACAAGCATGGTGGAGGAGATTTGCCGAGAGGAGTTACTTTGAGTGTTCATTGGAAAAACAGGGGAACAGGTAAACCATATCGTTCTCAAATTACTCCTATTGGTGGTAAGAGGACAGGACTTGGATATTATGCTACAATAGAAGAAGCATCTGCCGTATTTGAAAAAGCAAGAAGAGAACAAATTAAGATTCTTATTGAAACTGAAACAGATCTGAAAGTAAAAAATGCCATGCAATTCAATGAAACACGAAATCCCTGAAGAGATTAAAAAGAATGCATTTGCTTGCTTCGGTAGTTTGAATCAAGCAGAGAGAGCAGTTGTTATGTTTGGTGATGAAGCATATCGTGAGTCACTAGACCTTGACAACGATGATGCTCCTTGTTGGCAGATTCCAAGTGGAGAACACTCCACTTTTGCTGGATGGAATCCCCAGTGTGTACCCACCATGGAATACATTGTATGGAAACTAAAACGCCTTGACGGTATTATCACAGGAGAAATCATTGGATAAGTTATCAAAAGAAGAGATGCGGGCTAAGATCAAAGAGTTCTCTACACTTCTTAAAAGTCAAAGAGAACACTGGGACAAGGAAAGTAAAATTGGTTTTACCTATTCTTGTGATCTAATTTCACAATCACTCATTACATTATACATTCGTTTAGGTAGAGACTAATGGACTACAAAACTGCAGGTGTTGACATTATCAAGGGTAGATCCTTTGTTGAATATATTAAAGCATTAGCACCTAATATTGGTGGGTTCAATGGAATGATGGAGATTCCATCAAAATATGAGAAACCCGTTCTAGTATCTGGTGCTGATGGTGTCGGAACTAAGATGAATATTTGTAGGATTGCTAATGATTACACCACTATTGGTCAGGATCTCGTTGCTATGTGCGTCAATGACGTTATATGTTCTGGTGCTAAACCATTATATTTTTTAGATTACATTTCTACTAAAACACTTGATGCTAACGTAAGTG